AGCACGCGCAAGAAATATAATCTGCTCAACAGTCGGATCTTTACCGCTAGAACAATATAATCATTTTACAAATGAACACATAAGACCAAATCGCGTAATTATGCAACCAGATCCAAGAGTTGCAGGATCAGCAATTTATGCTTGGATCGCTGAGGATCTTTTACTTTACGGCGTTGCGTATGGAATGGTAATGGATGCTTATGCTGCAACAGATGCTTCAAGAATTAGAGCATGGACAAGAATTGCTCCTAGTAGAGTATTTGCATCATTAAATGCTGATTCGACTGAGATCGAATACTACACAGTCGATCAAAAGCGCGTGCCGCCATTTGGTTTGGGCAGTTTAATTGTATTCAATGGTTTGGATGAAGGAATACTAAATCGCGCAGGTCGCACAATTAAAGCAGCTGCTGAATTGGAAAAGGCTGCTGAAATGTATGCCAAAGAGCCAATGCCACAAATGGTTCTTAAATCAAACGGCACAAATTTAACTCCAGAAAGAATTACAAGACTTTTAGAGTCATGGAGAGTTTCAAGAACAACAAGATCAACTGCATTCTTAAATGCTGATGTTGAATTGCAAGCATTAGGTTTTGATCCTGCCAAACTTCAACTCAATGAAGCTCGTCAATACTTAGCTTTGGAAATTAGCAGAGCATCCGGTATTCCAGCATCATTTGTATCTGCTGAAACTACCAGCATGACTTATTCAAACATGACAGCAGAAAGAAAAGCACTTATTGATTTTTCATTACGACCAATCCTTACTGCAATTGAGCAAAGACTATCTCAAGCCGATTTCTGCCCTAACGGAATTGAAACTCGATTTGACATTGATGATTTCTTGCGTGGTTCAGCATTAGAGCGAGCGCAAGTTTATGAAATCCTAAACCGCATTGGCGCGATGAGCGTTGAGCAAATCCAAGAGGAAGAAGATCTAATACGATGAAAATTAGTTTCCCAATAGAGATAACAGCTGCTGACACTAACAAGCGCACAATCTCAGGAAAGATCGTTACATGGGATGAGCAAGGATCAACAAGTGCAGGATTAACTGTATTTGAAAAAGATTCAATTGATTTCTCAAAGCCTGTCAAATTATTGCTTGAGCATCAAACAACCAAACCTTTAGGTAAGTTAATTGATATAACAGCTACAGATTCAGGCTTGGAAGCCACATTTCGTTTAGCCAAAACTTTTAGAGCCGATGATGCATTAGAGGAAGCTGCAACTGGACTTCGTGATGGTTTTTCTGTCGGAGTTAAAATTAATGAATGGAAAAATGAGGAAGGCGTGCTAAGAATTAAATCAAGCACACTTCAAGAAGTTTCACTAGTAACCGAGCCAGCAATTGATTCTGCAAGAGTGGCGGAAGTTGCTGCAAGTGAAACACCAATAGAGAATTCCGAAGCAGCCGCTGAGGATACAACAACAGAGGAGAACAAAGTGTCAGAGATTACATCTGAAGCTCCTATCGCGACCGAAGCGGTAGAAGCGGCACAAGCTCCAGTTGTAACAGCCAACTACATGGCATATACAAAGCCACGCGTTGATACAAATGTTACAGCAGGACAATACCTAAATGCACAGGTTCGCGCTATTCAAGGCGATACAGATGCACGCGATTTAGTAGCAGCATTACAAATTGCAACAGTATCTGAGAATACCGGATCTGTTCCACCAAATTATCTACGCGATGCAATTGGGATTATCGATGCATCTCGTCCATTCATTGATTCAATCGAGCGCGCTCCACTTCCTGCAACAGGAATGAAGATCTTCACACCCGTATTGGGAACACAAGCAACAGTTGCACAAACTGCTGAAGGTGCTGAGTTTTCATCAACAGATACAACTGTTACATACCAAGAAGATACAGTTGTAAAATTTGCTGGTGCAAACATTGTAAATGTTGAATTATTTGATCGTTCTGCTATTGATGGCGGATCATTTGCTGATTTATTAGTTCGTGAGTTAGCAGCATCTTATGCACAAAAGACAGATGCTTACGCATTAGGTCTTGCACGCGATGCAGCAGTAGCTTCAACTGGAGCATCAATCTATGCAGCAATTGCTGATGGTATTGCTGATTCATATGAGGTAACTCGCTCAACTCCAAATCGTCTATGCGTTGCTCCAACAGCAGCTGGAACAGTTAGCTTCACCGGCTTACTTTCAGCAGTTGATGGTTCTAACCGACCTCTATTTGCAGCTGCAATTCCGCAGAATGCTGGCGGTCTAATTTCTCAGGGCTCGACTCAGGGAACAGTTGCTGGACTTTCATTGGTAGTTGATCCAAACTACACAGGCGATAAGTTTGCATTAGTTTATCCATCAAACGCAATGCGCTTCCATGAGTCACCAAGAATTGAGCTTCGTGCAAACATTGTTGCTAATGGTCGCATCGAGATCGGTGTTTATGGTTATGTTGCAGTAGTTAATCGCTACCCAACAGCATTCCGCAAACTAACAGTTTCTTAATTTAACTGAGTGCCTGTGGTTGCTCCCGATCACAGGCATCCTTTAAGGGAGATTAGAGAGAGGAATTTATGCCTTCAATTATTACCGCGACACAGTTGCGTTCCGTATTGGGTGTAAGTTCCTCTCTTTACAATGACGCATATTTAGATCAAATTATTGACACAGCAGAAACAGTTATTCTGCCAATGCTAGTTACATTCAAAAGCCCAATTGATAAAGTGTCGCTGACTGATAATGTCGCCACTTTTACTACACTAGGAATTCATGAATTTACCGAAGGACAATCAGTTGTCATCACAGGATGCGGATCACCATATAACGGAACAAGAACAATACTTGCAGACAATCTTGGCGCATATACCTTTTCGGCTGCAATCACAAACGCCGATGTCATCGAAGCAAATGTTATCCCATCTGGAGTCGCGACTTTATCTGGAGCATCAACTTATGTTGGAAACGCAGCTGTTCAATCAGCTGTCTATACAGTTTCAGTCGAAGTTTTCCAAGCCAGACTTGCCGGTGGGGGACAAATCGAAGGAGTAGATTTTACAGCCACACCATTTAGAATGGGTCGATCATTATTTAACAAATGCGTTGGCTTACTTGGTTCATATATGGATACCGAGAGCATGGCTCAATAGTGCCTAACCAAACAATACTTGAACAGGTTCGCACACCTTTAGCAACTGCATTATCTAGCGTTGCCGGTAATGTTTATTCATTTGTGCCTGAAACAGTAATCCCGCCAGCTGTTGTAGTTGTGCCGGATTCACCATACCTAGAATTCGAAACAATCAGCAAATCAAACATTCGCGCTAAGGTCAATATGACCATCACAGTTGCAGTTGCCTATAATAGCAATCCTGCATCACTCGACAATATCGAGCAGTTAGTAATTAGTGTTCTGGCAGTTATTCCAGCAGGCTACATTGTCAGTTCGGTTGAAAGACCAACAGTTACACAAGTAGGAGCATCAACTTTGCTTATTGCAGATGTTAGAGTTAGCACCTATTACCAGAGAACAATCTAAGGAGAAAAATGCCAACGACAGTTATTACCGGTCGAGATATTACCTTCACTATTGGCGGTAATAATTTCGATGCACAAGCAACAACAGCAACACTTACTGGCGAAATGGATCGTCAGACTTATCAGACACTAGACGGAAAAGTCTTTAAGGTAACTGATAACAACTTCACCTTTGAAGTTGAAATGTTAGCCGATTGGGGCGCAACTGGATCACTTTGTGAGATCCTATGGGGCGTTGCTGAATCAGCACCAGATACAGCAATTAACACAGTTTTCACAGCTACATCCGGCGCAGTATTCACTTTCCAAGTATTGCCAATGTGGCCATCAGCTGGTGGAACTGCACCAGATGCACAAACTGTATCTTTGTCATTCCAAGTTATCGGAGTGCCAACAGAAACCTTTTAATCAATAAACAAACGGGAGCAAACAAATGAAGTTACCAATTACAATTGAATATAACTCAGGTGAGCAAGCAACTTATATTGCCCAACCACCTGAGTGGGCAAAATGGGAAAAGGCAACTGGCAACATTATTGGTCAAGCATCTGAAAAGATGGGCATTGGCGATTTAATGTTTTTGGCATATCACGCATTCAAGCGAGAAAGTGCCGGCAAACCAGTTAAACCTTATGAGGCTTGGATGGAAACTGTTGTCGATGTGATTGTCGGTGATGCAAACCCAAAAGTCACCCAGTCGGAAGCCTAAACAGATTATTGGTTCAGTTGGCAATAGCCACACAAATACCAATGAGTGAATGGGTTGATGGAGAAGATGTTTTAACAGCGATCGAGATATTGGAGGAGAGGCATGGCAAATGAAACCATTGCTTACAACAAATCCGATTTGCGTGATTTATACAAGGCTTTCAAACTTATGGACGATCAGGCAACTGATGAAGCAAGATCTCAATCTGCTGCTTTGGCGTATTTTGCATCAGAGGAAATTAAGCAAGCAGCTAGAGGTCGAACAAAGGCTGGCGCAGTTGCGCAAAGGGTCGCAGACGGCGTTAGCATCTCCAAGTCCAGCAAAATTGGTGAGTTCCGTTATGGTTTTGCAAGACAAAAGTTTTCAGGTGGGGCTACAACGCAAACCCTATGGGGTGGTGTTGAGTTTGGATCTAATAAGTTCAAGCAGTTCCCTGCATATTCAGGAAGGCAAGGCAGAGGTTCGAGAGGGTGGTTTATTTATCCAACGCTTCGCAGAATTCAGCCTGAATTGATTAACAAATGGGAACAGGCTTTTAATCGCATTATTAAGGAATGGGTCTAATGGCAACCGGTAATCGCACGCTCAAGTTATCCATTCTTGCTGATGTTGATGAATTAAAAAAGAGTTTAGGCGATGCCAATAAATCAGTTGAATCAAGTGCAAGTAAAATTTCAGATTTTGGTAAAAAAGCGGCATTAGCCTTTGCAGCAGTTGGCGCAGCAGCAACAGCTTTTGCCGTTCAAGCAGTGAAAAATGCTGCTCAAGATGAAGCAGCTCAAAGAAAACTTGAAGAAACCATACGGGCATCCACTCAAGCAACGGAGGCTCAAACTAAAGCAGTAGCCAATTATATTGATCAAACTTCAATTGCAGTTGGTATTACTGATGATGAATTGCGCCCAGCATTTAGCAGATTAGTTCGTTCAACAAACGATGTTGAGGAAGCGCAAAAATTACTTAATCTTGCATTGGATATCACCGCAGCCACAGGCAAGCCTTTAGAAGCTGTAACTAATGCGCTTGGTAAAGCGTATGATGGCAATTTAACATCACTTGCAAGGCTTGGTCTTGGCATAGATCAAAGCATACTAAAAACTAAAGATTTCGATTTAGTATATAAAAATCTTACTGGCACTTTTGGTAATTTTGCAGAAAATGAAGCACAGACTACTGAGGCACAATTCAGACGAATTCAAATAGCAATTGATGAAGCAAAGGAAAGCATTGGAGCTGCTTTATTGCCAGCCGTAAATCAATTAACTGCATTTTTGTTAGCATCAGCCGTGCCAGCCTTGAATCAATTCATTGCAGGATTAACCGGCTCAGGTTTGGCAGCTGATGAAGCAGAAACAAGTGCGTTCAATTTTGGAGAATCAATTAGAAATGCAGGAATAAAAATAATAGAAGCAAAAGATCAAATTATTGAAATTGGCAAAGTTATTGCATTTGTATTTGTTACTAGTAAAATTTATTCATATATTACTGCTTTAACTGCATTGGTTGCAGCGTTTAAAGCAATTCAAGTAGCAGCGACTGCTGCTGGTGTTGCCGGTGCATTTGCAACTGGCGGAGTGAACATAGCCGCCGGAGCAGTAGCCTTAGCTGGAGCAGGTATTGCAACAGGGATTGCTAATAGTGCAATATCTGGAGGCAACGCTGCTTCAAATATGGGTGCATCAACAGCTACGGCTGCGCAAATAGCTGCTGGAGCAGCAAGGGCCGGCACAACAGTAAATAACATTACAGTTCAATCGGTTGATTCTGAGGGTGCTGCTAGGGCAGTTGCAAAGGTGTTAAATGAAAGCGCATCAAGGTCAGTTCCACAGCTATACAACAGCGGGATAACTAGGGCTCGATAATGACAGTTTGGACACCAGACTGGAAGTTAATTGTTGCAAATGTAGATTACACAGACATTGCAATTGCTGACATAGCTCATCAATCTGGTAGGACAGATATTTATTCTCAGCCTAATCCATCGTATATGCAAATTACATTGGTTGCTTTATCTGGTCAAACTTTGCCGTTTGATATAAATGACAGTTTAGATTTACAGGTAAAGGATAGTTCTGGATCATATATAAGTTTATTTGGCGGAGATATTACTGATGTAACTGTTGAAGTAGGCGCAACTGGTTCATTGGCAACTGTTGTAAATTACACAATACTTGCAATGGGTTCATTGGTTAAACTTGCAAAAGAAATTTACAACGATAACATTTCACAAGATGAGGACGGAAACCAAATATATGATTTGTTATCAAGCGTATTACTTGGATCTTGGAATGATGTGCCAGCAGCATCTACTTGGGCAACTTATGATCCAACTGAAACTTGGGTTGAAGCTGTAAATCAAGGATTAGGAGAAATCGATCAACCTGGTCTTTACACAATGTCCAGCCGATCAGCAGATCCTGACACAATTTACAACATTGTTAGCTTTATTGCCAACAGCGCATTTGGTTATATTTACGAATCTCCTAATGGTGATATTGGTTATGCTGATGCAGACCATAGGCAAATATATTTACAAGCCAATGGATATGTGGATCTTGATGGAACACATGCTTTAAGTCAGGGTTTATCAACCATTACTCGATCCGGAGATATTCGCAATGATATTTATATAAATTATGGAAACAATTTTAACCAACAAGAAACTGCTACAAGTCCTCAATCCATTAGTGAATATGGTTACAAAGCAGAGAATATCAGATCTGCTATTCATTCATCGCTTGCTGCTCAAGAAGTTGCCAATCGATACATTGCCCAGCGAGCATTTCCATTAGCAGCTTTTCAGTCAATAACCTTTCCAATAACGAATTCAGATATCGATGATAGTGATCGGGATAACCTTTTAAATGTATTTATGGGTCAACCATTGAATATCCAAAATTTGCCAGTTCAAATTGCAGGAGGTGAATTTGAGGGATATGTCGAGGGATGGCGTTGGAGCACCCGTTTCAATGAATTATTTTTGACAGTTAATCTATCGCCAATCGCCTTTAGCCAAACGGCAATGCGCTGGAATAATGTTCCAATACTCGAAACATGGCAGACAATCGATCCACTTTTGACATGGGAATACGCTACAATCGTAGCCTGATAATAGGAGAAAAATGGCAACCACTACCAATTATGGCTGGACAACCCCTGATGACACAGGGTTAGTTAAGGATGGCGCAGCTGCAATCCGAACACTTGGTTCATCTGTTGATACCACAACTAAAAACTTAAACCCATCAACAACTCTTGGCGATATTGAATATCGTTCATCATCAGCAAATACAAACACCAGACTTGCAATTGGCACAACTGGTCAAGTTTTAACTGTTGCTGCTGGAGTGCCTAGTTGGGCAACTCCTGTTAGTGGCAAAGTGTTGCAGGTTGTATCTACTATTAAAAATGATACATTTACTTCAAGTTCAATTACTTATGCAGATGTAACTGGTTTAAGTGTTTCAATCACTCCTAGTTCAGCAACCTCAAAAATAATTGTTATTGCAGCAGTTTCTGGCAATGGTGATGTTGGTGTCAATACTTCAGCAATTAGATTGGTAAGAGATAGCACCGCAATTGCTGTTCCAGCAACAGCAGGCAGTAGAACTTTAGCAACTGCACAATTGTTTAATAATGAGCCTTCTGCTATGGCCTCTTCAATCGTAAGTTTTTATGATAGCCCTGCTACAACTTCAGCAACAACTTATAAAATACAATGCGTTGTTTGTGCTGGTTCTGGCACAACTTTTATTAACAGGGCTGATTCTGATGGTGATGCTTCTTCTGTGACAAGGGCTGTTTCAACAATTACTGTAATGGAAATAGGTGCATAATGATTGATTACACAACAATTCTTAGATCAAAATATGCTAACGCAGAATGGACTTTAGATGGCGATGATTACAAAGGTTTAACTTGGTTATCAGATACACCTAAACCAACCAAGGCAACTCTTGATGGTTTATGGGATGAAGTTTTAGAGGAATTGGAAGCAAAGAAAGAAGCAAAAGCATCAGCCAAAACAGCAGCACAGGCTAAACTTGCAGCTCTTGGTTTAACGCTTGAGGATTTAACTGCTCTAGGTTTGTAATGAAACCTTGGTTGTCTAAAGCAGCAGTTCAAATGCGTGAGCAGATCGATGATTCCTTCCCAGAGCGTTTGCGTAAATCTGATGGGTGGATTGGTGATGCTAGACATAACGCACGAAAGAGCGATCACACACCGGATACAACAGGATGCGTGCGAGCAATTGATATTGACGCTCGGCTTTCTGACAACAAAGGGCTTTCAACATATTTGGCAGATCAAATTCGACAATATGGGAAAACCAATGGTCGCATCAGTTATGTAATCCACCAAGAAAAAATTGCTTCACCTATTCTTGGCTGGCGTTGGCGTAAATACAAAGGCATAAATAAACACAATCACCACATCCATGTAAGTTTCAAAAAAGATCAAGATAAGAATTCTGAATTTTTTCATATCCCACTACTAGGAGGCAATGCATGAAACTATCAAACAAACACAAGGCAGCAATTAAGTCATATTTAAGAGCTGTGGCTGCTTCCGGTATTACTGTC